TCTTTAACCTTCTTCTGAAGATCCATTAACTTATCAGCAGTGTCTGCAACGTGTTTGATTAACTGACCAGCAACTTCATATGATCTTGCAGACTCAGATTCTTGTGCAACTTCAAGTATACCATCGACTGCTTCCTGTCCCTTCTCTATCAAAGAATATAACTGAGCTCTACTATACTCATAATCCTTTTGGATCTCTGGTGAATCACCTTTAGGTTTCTTAATACTTGTTTTGGTAGGACTCTTTTTTATTTCTTTCGTAGGAATAATCTCTGCAGAAACCTCCAAAGCATTATCTATAGAGTCAAATTCATTCTTCATAATTCTGCATCAGTTTGTTGACTTACACTAAAGACCTGTCCATCTGCATATTCAGATTTAGTTACACCAAATCCAAAGTCATCACCATCCACAATAGCTTCATTATCTTGTATGGTTATTGCATTAACAGGAATGTTAATATCATGTGGAACAATTGCGGTTCCATATTGACCACGTTTAACAGTAAGTCTATTAGCATTTATAGAACTAATCAACATAACCTCATCATCAATCTGAATAAAGTTACCCTTAGCGAATGGAGTTGAAGAATTTACACCAAATGAAGTTACCTTATCATCAAACACTTCATTGGTTCTTGCGGTATCATCTTGATTATAATCCTTAACTGCAACTGGAACTGCTTGATATCTAACTTGTCTTGGTGCAGTCTTAAGATTTGTAGTATCACTATAGAAATCTGTTTGAACTTTCTTGATAAGTCCCTCACTACTATTATTAATAGGACCAAACAAGAATGTCTTACATGTAAAGTTGAGAGTATATATTAACGCTCTTCTGGTTAAGTAGTCATCCTCATAATTATCTTCCATACTTATACCTTCAAGAGTTATTGGCATATCCCTCTTTTCGCCAATAATACTTACCAAATCTATAGTTAAATTAAATGCTGGTTGGAAGTATGGTAAAATCTGTTCTAAAATTTGAATGGCATCCTCATTTAACTTTGCAAGGATACTCATTTGCATGTTTATATTATATGGTACAGGCATGTACCCTTTAATCATTTTATTAGTATTCTTATTAACTGCCTTAAAGGTTTGCATTGTAGAAACCTTACGGGTAGAATCATAATTCATACCAATAACTTCAAAAGACATCCTTGGTAAAGTAAGAGCTTTAGCAACTCCACCTTGATAGTCTCTTCCTTCTGTCACTCTTGCCAGAAACTTCTGCTGTGGTCCATATGATATTGGAACCTTCACAACACTTACCACAGACCCAGCTTTATCCTTGTGCTGAATCTCAATATTATTAAACAATGTTCCAAAAGAAACAATCGTTTTTCTAATTATTTCGTGGTAGAAATGATTTGTTAACATGACAATTTTTTAACTATTTAGAACTCACCAAAGGGATTCCTTTCACTGAAGTCCAAGATTTGATCTGCCTCGAACTCAATATCCTCATTAGATGCGAATGGAATATTACCAAAATCTGAAGTGATTGAACCTATTCTATAACTAACTCCAGTTCCAACAATAGCTTCGCTTACTGCAAAATCTCCACTTGGAATAGTTAGTTTAAGAATTCTATTTGCTGCATCCCAACTTGATACATAAGCACTTGTTCCAGAGGATACTCCTTCAACCATTTGGCCAGGAGTATAGTCACCAAAGGTAGGAGAAGTTATAGAACCTATTGCAACAACTGGATTTATAGATGTATATGCAGCACCAGCATTACTATACCTAATTTCTTTAACAGTACCAGCAGTACTTACAACTACCTCCGCTTTTGCATTAAGAATATTCCATGTAGTATCAGTAGATTGCTGAATAAATGCAGAAGTTATACCAACAGTTGGTTGATAAAAATAACCAGAACCACCAGTTGTTATTGCTACTGGACCAAGTACTGCTTCAGATACTATTGCAGTAGCAATAGCAGAAGATACTGGACTACCTCCACTGAATACTACTGATGGTGGAGTTGTATATCCTGTGCCTGGATTAATTAATAGAACTCTATCAATTGCCTGATTAGGAACACCAGTTCTGCTCGTCATAATTGCAACAGCAGTTGCCTGTACTCCATTAGCAGGAGCCTCAATAGTCATTATAGGATTGGTTAGATAACCATTGCCTGGATGATTAATAGTAAGAGTATCTACTTCTCTATTACTATTAAGTGTTGCAGTAACTATTGGATACTCATTATCAAAAGTATTGATAAACTGAGCATTAGTATTCATCTGAGGATCATTCTCTTGTTGTGTCGTAGTAGTAGGAACAAGTTGAGAACTTGTAGATCTAAATCCGTTATCTCCTGTCAAATTCAATGTGATATGATCTATCCATCCCTCAAATCCTCTTGTAATAGTGGGAGCTTTACCAGCACCATTTGCATCAGATCCTAATTTTAATTGGTCATTTGCAAAGAATAGTATAGGGTCAGCAGTACCTAAGTTATTACTTACATTTCCATTAACTGATACTGTTGCATCCTGTCCATATTGTTCTACTCTAATAAAGTTCCATGCATTTAGAGTAAGTTGTGTAGTATTCTCAATAGATCCAGAACCAGAAGCAAATACTACGTTTCCATTTTCTCTATGATATAACTTGAATCTATCTGTCCATAACATCACTCCACCGAAGTTTGGATCTGTATCAAACTTAGTTGGATAATACCAATAACTGAATGATAATCTACCATCTCCAGTATCTCTGGAGTCTACATTCGATGTAAATTTAAAGTTAGCACCATTAACATCATTATAACTACTATGATATATCGAATTGTTTCCAAACTTAATCTGGGTGGATGTTGGTCTATTAGGTGGTGTAAAGGATACTGTTGGAATATTGATGTAATTTGATCCACTATTAGTAATTGTTGCAGATTGAATAGCACCGTCAGCAATAGTAGTTACACCAGTAGCACCATTACCTTGAGTGGGTTTATGTATAGTAACAGTAGGAGTTCCCCTATAGTTACCATCATCAAACATCTGAATATATTGAACTGATTTAGTTCCAATAATAGTAGATGCAAGAGATACAGTAGCTAAAGCGTTTGATGCATCTGCATCAACCATTTGTAACGTTATTACCTGACCAGTGGAAGCAATAGTATCTTCAACAGGAACACCTTCCTTATCAGTAAGACTATCTGGAAGATCAATAACCTCATCCTCAAGTTCAAAGATCTCAAGTCTGAGTTCATACATGAACAGATCGTTCATTTGATAGAAAGGTACTTTCCTTTCTACGTATTTGATCTCAAACAAAGCATTATCCAGTGGTAGATAAACTAAGTCACCTTCTTGTGGAGTATGAGCAACTTTAATTTCATCTGGTGGCCATAACTTTAGGTATGGAGATATGAAATCATCGTACCTTTCTTTAGATATAACCAAGGTAAGTTCATCAGTTGCACGAACTCCAAACTTAGTTAATACATCAGATGGTGTTCCAAATCCATCATAGTTAACAAGATAAGCTTCCAGTCTGAAACTATCATCAAACTTAGATGCAGTAATTTCTCTAATAACTGTTTGTTCATTAACAATTTTTCTGGGCATATACAAGATATCCTGCCCAAACATTTGTAAATGTTCGTTTACCAAGTCCTGAACAAGTCTTTGTTCGCTTGGAGATCCGTGTAGAAAGAAAGGTGATAAAGGCATTTATCCTACCATATCTAAAGGTGGCAAAGCATATTCTTCCATGAGTTTCTTTTCGAGATCCTCGATCTCTTTAACAGCATCATCATATATTTGTCTACCGTTTAATTCCAATCCGCCAGGAAGTTTGACACCTTGGAATTTAATAAGGTTTTGTCCCCATTGTCTTTTTATCAAGGAAGTGGTATACTGTTTAAGCCAGAAGTCGTTATAAACAGCCGTTTCACTATTAGGATCAACAATTCTATAACAATCAATAACCAGATAATGATTATCGGTAAGTTCTGTTAGATTGATATCTAAATATAGTCTACTATTCTTCTTATTAAATCTTACCTGAGCATCTGGATTAATAAGATAATCCAAAGTCTCCAAGTATGATTTGACCATACCATAGTTCAATAAATCAATTGCACCATAGTAGTACAGATCATTTAAAAAGATTTGATATTTAATGTTGAATAGTCCGTCAGATATAGAAGATGAATCCATCTTAAATATCTTATTAACTCCGATAACAGAATCAGGAAGTTGAAGGTAATTTGCACCTTCTTCATACTCTAATTGGGGTATACCTCCAAAGGTACTACTCGCAGTTGATGTAGATGCAACACCTGATATGGTGGTCTTCTCAACTTCTAACAACTTATGTTTTAGGAATACACGATCTATTCCTTCTCCATGTCTCTCATGGAAAAATTGGATGGCATCATCCACCAGATCTTCCACTTGATCATCGTCAACGTTGATCTCCAAGACTGGCTTTCCGAGTTTTCTAAGGCAATATTCCTTCAACTCGTCTCTACTGGATGGTTTAGCCATTCCTTATAATCATAAGTTTCTCCAAAGTATTTAGTCTAAGATGAAAAAGTATTTTATTGACGAGGGCGAAACTTTTGCAATAAACGATGAGTTGGGTGCAAGAGTTGAATTAATTGGATGGGAAGAACATCCAATAATCTATATTGATAACTTTTATAAAAATCCAGATAAGGTTAGAAATCTTGCTCTAAGATGTCCACCCACAAAAAATAAAAGAGTCTGTGGATGTCTGCCTGGATCAAGAG